CTGGTGAAGTTTTTGCAGGAGGTGGTCTAAGAACAAGCGGCGATCTCAATGTTTCTGGAACCACTGATTTTAAGGGGATTGTAAAAATAACAGGAAGCCTTGAGCTTACAGGTTCGGGGCAATCTCTTCTTGTATTAAACACACAAGACGCCGATACGCTAAAAGAAATTGTTTTTAAGAAAGCAGGATCAGCAGCAGCAGCGATTCAAATTAACTCTAATGAGCATGTCTTTATTGAAAATGAAAATGCTAAAGATATAGTTTTTAGAACAAATAATCAAAACACTTTAAGAGTATATGGATCGAATCAAAGAGTGGGTATTAATCAAGTGGGTCCACCATCGGGTACACTTGATGTCAATGGCGACACCGTTATCACTGGTTCGCTAACTATTAGTGGATCTGTATCCCTTGGTAATACACTGAGCAATGATGTTATCTTTGTATCAGGGGCATTAACAGCATCTAAGGGAATTGAGATTCAAGAGAACTCATTTGTTAAAGCTGATAAAAACTTAACATTTGGAAACTCAGGTGAGTCAATTATCCAATATAATACAGCACAGAACGCATTAATTATATCCGGTTCTCAGCCAGGTGGTATCGCACTTTCAGGTTCAAAATTAGTGCTTGACATCGCTGGCGGCACTGTGGCTTCTGGTTCCATCGCCGGTCCTGGTAGTTATTTGGGCATTGCACCAGACACAAATACGATTGTATTAACATCTGCTGCGACACCTCCGGGTGGAAACGACACACATATCCAGTTTAATAAAGATGGTGTGTTCTCTGGGTCTGATAATTTTCAATTTGATCATGATGATAACGAACTGTCTCTTTGTGGAACACTTGAGGTTAAAAGCGGATCGTCACCCGCTTCTGCTCCAATAGTGTTTGAGGTAGATGGAGAAGATGGTCAAATTGGTGGTGCCGTTCGAGGCAAGATTGCACAAGTATGGTCAGTCAACTTTGATGTTACAAGCGGTGGTAACGCTTCCGCTGGTAGATTTATTGGAATAACACAAAACTCCACTGCTGGAGAGAGCACCCAATTCACTAACGTTTCATCTTTCTTGTCACCATTTAGCGGAAGAGTTACAAAAATTATGTTCCGTTTTCCTGGCACTTATGATGCCGCCGCTGCAAATCGCCCACAGTGGCAACTGGAAGTAGCAGACATTGAGCAGAACGGCACCGCTGCAAACTCGACAACACGAGTAATTCACCAAGCCACAGCGAGCTATGCTCCTGGTCAACATGTTGTTGGAGGTATCGAAGTATATCAAAATGCTTTCCAAGTTACAGGTTCTTGGGCTTGGGGAACAGGCTCGCTCGTTGGGCTAAAATCTATCATACCTGGAGGCACTGCTTACCCAGGTCTTGCCCACTTAACATTGCTTATAGAGTTTAATCAACTTGACCCATATATCAGTGGTTCAGGTAACTAATAAGATTTCAGGCATTTCGTAAAATAATATACTATTTATATTTGACCAATTATATTTTATGGAGTGTCTATCTATGTCTACTTTGTTAGAACAAGCAATCGTTGATGCGGAAGCATTAAAAGAAGCTGCTATTAAGAACGCCGAAGCAGCGATTATTGAAAAATACTCCTCAGAAGTCAGGGATGCCGTTAACTCTCTTTTAGAGCAGGAAGAGGAAACCCTTGAAGAAGAGGAAGAAAGCGCAGTAATGGAAGAAGTTCCCTATGCTGTTGAGGAAGGCGACGAGCCTATTATGGTTCGTTTAGACCTCGAAGCCCTTGAGCGTGCTTTGTCCGAGGAGGAAGAGCCTGTTGAGGAATCTCACGAAGATCTCGCTGACACCCTCGAAGAAGAAATCGAGGAAGCACTTGAAACCGAAGGGGAAGAGACTGATCTCGATGAAGAGATCGAGCTTGACGAGGAAATTCTTGACGCCATTGCTGAAGAATTAAAAGTAGACGTAGGTATTCCAGACCAAGGTCTGGGAGGACGCTCAACCCCTACTGATCGTAACCTTGAGGGACAGAAGGCGACACTTGCCGCCCTTCAGGACGATGAGCTTGCTGAAGAACATGAAGCACTCCAGAAGGCGAGAGAAGAAGCCGCAATGTACGTTAACCAAGTTAACGAACTTAAGCAAGAAAAATCAAATTTACAAAAAACAGTTTTACATCTTAAGGGGCGATTGGAAGAAGTTAATCTTTCAAACGCTCGTTTATTATACACGAATCGGGTGTTAAATAGCACCTCCTTGAATGAGCGACAAAAAACAAGAATTGTCGAGTCTATTTCAAATGCCGATTCTGTTGAAGAGGCGAAGGTAATTTATGAGACCCTTCAAAGCGCAGTGGGAGATAAGACAAAATCTTCTCCACAATCACTTCGCGAAGCAGTTGAAAGACCATCGTCAACCCTTCCTCGCAGGAGGAAGACCAACGCCCAAAATCCACATTTCAGTAGGATGAGGGCTTTAGCAGGCATAAAAGGAGAAAATAAATAATGTCCGTTCTTGATAAATTAACCGAGGGCATTGTCAACCGTGATCTTTCACAAGAAGGTGCTGCTCTTCTCACTAAGTGGGAAAAGACAGGACTTCTTGAAGGACTCGACAATGACCGTACTCGTAATAGCATGGCTCGTCTTTTAGAGAACCAAGCTAGGGAGCTTCTTCGTGAAACTTCCGCAATGGCAGCAGGCGATGTTGAAGGCTTCGCAGCAGTTGCATTCCCAATTGTCCGTCGTGTATTCGGCGGCTTGATCGCAAACGATCTCGTTTCCGTTCAACCAATGAGTCTCCCTAGTGGACTCATCTTCTTCCTTGACTTCACAGTTTCCAACGAGACTGGTAGAAGACTTGGATATGAATCAGGTGAATCACTTTATGGTGGTGGTGCTGTGGCATCTCAAATCACTGGTGGTGTTAGTCTTACCGGCGACAGTGCAGAGGATTCTTTCTACGCATTAAACAATGGTTATTCTTCACCAACTGGTTCTACAGCAGTTGCTGCTGGTGAGGCAATCCTTTCTGGTACATTCGGAGGAACTTCCTTCGTCCGTGTTCCAGGTGGTGCAGATGCAGCAGCCGCAGCAGGTCTTCTTGACCGACTCGTCCGTTATGACCCAGACTTTACCTCTGGAACAACAAATCTTATTGTTCTTAGAACCGCTGTTCCTGGTCAATTCAACCAAGACGATCTCATCGCTGCTGAGTTGCTGACACACGCTGGTGTGGCAATTACTGGTTCTGAGGGACTTCATGTCCGTCGCTTGAACCAGTATTCTGGCTCTGTTGCCAACAATGGTATCTACGGCGCTGGTGACGAAAAGGGTCACATCCTTACCGTTATCGCTTCTGATACCAGAACAGTTGCCCAATTGTCGGCATCTTTCTCTCACTCCCCACTCAAACTTGAGTTTGCAATGGATGATGACTTCATCGCTGGTGGTGCCCTTGGCTCCGTCCTCGGTGATGACCTTTGGGGTGCAGAGCAAGCTTCCAACGCTGTTGGAGCGACCGCTGGTGTTATCCCAGAAATCGACATCAAGGTTGATTCTGTGTCCATCACCGCGATCACCAAAAAGCTCAAGGCTAAGTGGACTCCTGAGTTAGGACAAGATCTTAACGCATACCACAACCTTGATGCAGAGGTTGAACTTACTTCTATTCTTTCTGAGCAAATTGCTCTTGAGATTGATCGTGAGATTCTTGAAGACCTCGTTAAAGGTCAAACCGCTGGTAAATATTACTGGTCACGTCACGCTGGTAAGTTTGTAAACAGACTTACTGGTCAGGAGATTGGTGCTACCACAGCAACTCCAGACTTTACCGGAACTGTTTCCGAGTGGTATGAGACTCTCGTTGAGACCATCAACGACGTGTCTGCACAAATCCATCGCAAGACTCTTCGCGGCGGAGCTAACTTCATCGTCGTCGGACCTGAAGTTGCTAACGTCCTTGAGTTTACCGCTGGATTCCGTGCATCCGTGACTGCTGATGCAGAGCGCGGAACCGTTGGCGCTGTTAAGGTTGGCGCACTTTCCAAGAAGTGGGACGTTTATGTCGATCCTTACTTCCCCCGTAACGTGGTCCTCGTTGGTCGCAAGGGTGGATCCTTCTTAGAGAGTGGATACGTCTATGCACCTTATGTGCCATTACAGGTCACACCTACTATCTTCGGAACCGAAGACTTCGTGCCCCGCAAGGGAGTCATGACTCGCTACGGTAAGAAGATGGTACGTCCCGACATGTACGGACTCGTCATCGTTGTTGATCTCGTTTGATACGATTAATCAACTCGTAGAATAAAAGAATTCCCTCGTCAAGCAATTGGCGGGGGTTTTCTTTATGCCGTCAACTATTTAATGAGAGGAGACTTATAATTAATGGCGATACCCACTTTAACTCCAGATAGCCAAGTAAGTGCTATTGTTTTACCACGCTCTGGATCAGCTTCAGATGTAAGCTTACAAACACCAATTGGTGTATATGATACGCACACAGATTTTTTATCAGGTGCCGCAGATCAAATAAACTATACATACCAGAAACTTGGTGGCGATGTCTTAGATATCGAGTTAACAACCGGAAGTGTATACGCTGCTTATGAAGAAGCGGTATTAGAATATTCCTATATTGTGAATATGCATCAGTCAAAGAATATTCTTTCTGATATTCTTGGTATGACCACAGGTACTTTTGATCACGATGGTGAGTTAAAAGAGGGAGAACTTTCATCAAGCCTAAGTGGTACACACATTGCCCTAAAATATCCAAAAGTTACTTTTGCCTTAAATCAAAGACTTGGTGATGCTGTTTCAACTCAAGTTGGAATTGGTGGGTTAACAACAATCTATTCTGGCTCTTTTGCTCCGATACAGGATGTTCAAGATTATGATTTAGGAGCAATTATCTTAAGTTCTTCAAATAATAATTTAGACAAAGCAACCGGAGATCCAGTTCCTTATAATGGCTTGGTGAGCGGCAAAAGAGTTATTGTCGATAAGGTGTATTATAAATCACCACATGCTATGTGGAGATTCTTTGGATACTACGGAGGTCTTAATACTGTAGGTAATCTGGCTAATTACGGTCAATATGCAGACGACTCTACATTTCAGTTGATCCCAGTTTGGCAAAACAAATCACAGGCGATGGAATTTGAGGACGCTATCTATACGCGAAACTCACACTATTCTTTTCAGTTGGATAATAACAAATTAAGAATCTTTCCGATCCCAGTAAACCCAGGCAGCATCACGCCCGAGTTCTTTCATTTTGATTTTAGAATTCTCGAAGATGCTTGGACAGAGACCTCTGGATCTGTTTCTGGCATCGAGGGTGTTAATAATATGAATACAATTCCATTTGCAAATATTCCATATGCAAACATTAACTCTATCGGCAAGCAATGGATTCGTCGCTTTGCCCTCGCGCTATGCAAAGAAACACTTGGACAGATCCGCTCCAAATTTGCCACTGTACCAATTCCTGGCGAGTCTGTGACTCTTAACGGAACAGCGCTAATCAGCGAAGCTCGTGAAGAGCAAACAAATCTTAGAGGTGAGTTAAGCGATGTCTTAGATCAATTGACCTATCAGGCTCTTGCCGCCAAGGATTCAGAGATCGCAGATAATGTCAATAACCTCAGTCAGAAAATACCAGCAGGCGTTTTCGTAGGATAAGGGGGGGATAGATGTCAGACGACGAAAAATGGAAACAGCCAGACCAGCCACCGCCCCCCCTGTTCCTCGGTGAAAAAGAACGCAACCTTGTTAAGCAAGTTAATGACGAGCTTATTGAGCGCGTT